ATAGCATGGACAGGATATCCGCCGAAAAAAGGTCGGAGCTCATGTCGAGGATCGGGTCCAGGGGGACCGGCCCGGAGAGGGCCGTCGAGTCCATGCTCCGGGGGATCGGGGTTCCGTGCATCACGCACGATGGGTCCCTGCCCGGAAGGCCGGACTTCTCGTTCCCGTCCGCCAGGAAGGCCATATTCGCCCACGGGTGCTTCTGGCACTCCCACTCCTGCCGGGGCGGCAGGCTGCCCGAGTCCAATGCCGGATACTGGGCCGCAAAGCTGGAGGGAAATTCGAGGAGGGACAGAAGGGCCCTCCGCAAGCTGCGGCGGATGGGCTGGTCCGTGCTGGTCGTATGGGAATGCCGGATGAGGAAGAATCCGGCCGGGGAGGCTGGGAGGATCGCCCGGTTCCTGTCGAAATAGATCCGTTTCATCGTTCCGATAATCAGGGGTAGGAGGTTATCTTCTGTCCCCTGATTCCTTTTTAGAGACTAGCAATGACCACAATCACCAGACGTTTGGAGTGGGACTCCGGCCATCGAGTTTTAGGATACGCGGGCCGCTGTCGCCATATTCACGGGCATCGGTACTCCGCAGAAATCACCGTCCGGTCCCCGGAGTTAAATGCCCTGGGCATGATCGTTGATTTCGGCGTAATCAAGGCAAGGGTGGGGAAGTGGATCGACGACAACTGGGACCACAACCTCCTGCTAAACCGGGAGGACTCCCAGCTATCCCACTTCATGAAAACAGAGGAGCGGAAGCCATTCATCATGCCAGACGGCAACCCCACGGCTGAGAACATTGCTGAAGTCCTGTTCACTCAGGCTGTTTATCTTTTGCCCATTGGATTGGAGATAGTTCGGGTGCGGATCTATGAAACCCCGTCCTGCTGGGCGGATTATTATGGAGGAGAAAATCATGCTGGTATTGAGTAGAAGAGCGGGCGAGGTCATCCGGATCAACCGGGACATCATAATAACCGTCCTGGAAATCGATCCAAGCGGCCGGGTCCGGCTGGGCATCGAAGCTCCGCAGGACGTGCAAATCCATCGGGAAGAGGTCTGGAGAAAATTGCAGCAGCAGGAAGGAGCCAACAATGCACCTTAATCTTCAGCCGGTCGAGAAAAAGGTTTCCAGGGAAGACGGCTCCCTAGAGGTCTTTAAGATTTTTCGCACAATTCAGGGCGAGGGTCCGCTGGCGGGAACCCCGGCGATCTTCGTTCGCTTGGCCGGTTGCGATTTGGCCTGTAATTTTTGCGACAGTGATTATACCAGTCATAGACAGTTAATGCCCGTGGGAGAAATCATCCAAAAGATCAACCAAGAAAAAGCCGGCGATAATATTAATTTGGTGGTTCTAACTGGGGGAGAACCCTTTCGCCAGGATGTTAGCAAGTTTGCCTGGGAAACAATCCAGCAAGGAAACCATGTCCAGATCGAAACCAATGGAACGCTATTTGTTGAAGGACTTCCTTATGGCCAAAGGAACTTCTCCCTTGTCTGTAGTCCCAAAACCCCGACGATTAACAGGTCATTGGCGCTGGGTGTCGATGCCTATAAATTCGTTTTGGCGGCAGGCGCCGTAGATCCCATCGATGGCCTTCCCACGTCTGCTTTGGGAATGCCTTACCCCCCGGCCCGTCCCCCTGTTGGCTTCCTTACAAATATGGTTTTCGTCCAGCCCCTGGATGAGCAAGACCCCGAAAAGAACCAAGCCCACCTCCAAGCAGCCATTTCTTCCTGTATGAAATTCGGCTATCGCCTCAGCATACAGACACATAAATCCATCGGGTTAGAATAATCTTTTTGATTATTCCGATAATGAAAGGGAGCAGGCAATCCAGGAGGAAGGGCCAATATGAAAGACCCCGGACAAGGCACTCCCGTTCCGATGATTCACGATGCACTGAGGTTGATTCTCAAATACATCGGAGAAGATCCGGATAGAGAGGGATTGAAGGAGACCCCCAACCGGATTTGCAACAGCTACGCTGAGCTGTTTGCCGGCTACCACCAGAACCCGACCGATGTCTTCAAGACCTTTGAGGACGGGGCTTGCGACGAGATGGTCATTCTGCGGGGTATTGAAGTCGTATCGTTTTGCGAGCATCACATGCTGCCATTCTTGGGAGTGGCCCACATTGGCTATCTGCCCGACGGCAAGATTATTGGCTTGTCGAAACTAGCCCGCCTGATCGACGTTTTCGCCAAGAGGCTCCAAGTTCAAGAACGATTAACAACCCAGGTGACCGGGGCATTGATGGAGCATTTGAATCCAAAGGGGGCGGGATGCGTGATCGAGGCCGCCCATAGCTGCATGTCTTGCCGGGGAGTGCGAAAGCAGCAATCGGTAATGATTACGTCGTCCCTGGTCGGGGCTTTCCGGGACGACCCCACAACAAGATCCGAGTTCCTCCAATTTATTGGGAAGTAACCAGTGACCACGATTGTTTGGGTTTCGACTAAATTTATTGGCTTCCATCGTTGGAAGGACGCTCCTGTTGACGTGGGTTTTCTGACCCAATGGCATAGGCATTTGTTTCATGTCAAAGTAGGGGTGCAGGTTTCCCACAACAATCGCCAGGTCGAGTTCTTTCAGCTCAAGAAAAAAGTGGACGCCTATCTGAGTGCCTCTTACGCCGACCAACAGTTTGAAGCGTCTTGCGAAATGATTGCCGAAGACCTATTGCAAAAATTCGGGGCGGAGTTCGTGGAGGTGAGCGAGGACGGGGAAAACGGGGCTTTGGTGTCCGTACAACCCAAAAGGGATTAATCCGATGACTCTCTTCTATGTCCCACTGGAATCATACCGAGAGCGGTACACTATGCAATTGTCAGCCCCCAAAACCGGGTGGCTGGAGCGAAACTGGATCAAGGCGGGAATCCCCTACCACCGGGTGGAAGGGGCTCGGTCTGCTGTTCCCAGGACGATCAGGATCGGCTGCGTATTGGATGCCGTCGGCCGCTCCTTGTTTTGCTTCTCCCAAGTTGAGGAGTTGCTGCGGCTGGCAGAAGCCGGAGAATTAACCAGTGATGACATTATCTATTTCGATGATTTCTGGACGCCAGGGATCGAAGTCCTACCCTATGCTTTTTCCTTGCTGAACATAAAGCCGAAAGTGTATGCCTTTCTCTACGCCCAGTCGGTTGACGAGTTCGACTTCACCTATTCCATGCGGAGCTGGATGCGTCACTTTGAAAAGGGGATTGGTGAGTTCCTGGACGGGATCTTTGTCTGTGGTCCTTGCTTGCAAGACCTGGTTGTGTTTGGCGGCATCGCCTCAAGGGAAAAGGTGCACGTCACGGGGCTTATATTTGACAGCGAGGAAGTCCGGGAGAGGATGCCCAAAGGAAAAACCCTCCGGCTGGATCAAGTGGTTTATTCCTCCCGCTGGGACCGGGAAAAGAATCCGTGGTTCTTTTTGAAAGTGGCCGAGAAAGTTCTTGCCGAACGTCCCCAAGCCAAGTTCGTGGTCTGCACCTCCTCCCCGACAATCCGCAGCAATGACCCGAAATTGTTGGGTTTGTTGTGGAAAGCAGTTGACAGGTATTCGGGTCGGATCGTAGTGAAGCAGAATCTGACGAAGGAGGAATACTATGCCGAACTTTGCCAATCGAAAATACAGATGAACACAGCCGATCAAGACTTCGTGGCGTTTACTTTGCTGGAATCTTCGGTAGCCGGTTGTTATCCCATCTATCCCTATTTTCGATCTTTCCCAGAGACTTTTTTGCATCGACCGGGATTCATGTACGAGAGACTAGACGTGAAGGACGCCGCCAAAAAGGTCATTGGGGTTTTGGACCAGGATGACTTGTGGAACGAGAAAGCGATTCAATTGCGGGCGTGGATACATGAGCGGTTTGATTCCTCTTGGTTGCGGATGCTCAATGTCATGGGGCTGTCCGATACTGTTGTGGCTGATCCGCACCAATAGTAAATTCGAGTTCTATGAAAACAAGGGAGGAAAAAGAACAATGGAAGCCAGAGTCGATAGGGAAACTTTTTTGCATACCTTAGAGAGCGTCCAGGCCGGCCTGTCCCCACGGGAGGTAATCGAGCAGTCAAGCTGCTTCGTGTTCCGGGCCGGGGAGGTATTGACCTTCAACGACGAGACGACTTGCCGGGCGGAATCCGGCCTGGGCAAGGAATTGGAGGGAGCGATCCAGGCCCAGAAGTTCACCGACCTGCTCCATAAATTAGTCGAAAAGGAAATCATCCTGGAGCTGTCCGAGGATTCCCATTTAGTAGTAAGGGGCAAGGGCGGGAGGAAAGCGGGCATCCGCATGGAGGCGGACATCTCCCTGCCCGTGGACACTGTGGAGAAGCCGGAGGAGGGCAGCTGGAAGCCCCTCCACGAGGACTTTGCCGAAGCGGTGGGAATCGTGCAGCAGTGCGCCGGGAGCGACGAATCCCAGTTCGCCTTGACTTGCGTCAACCTCCATCCCAAGTGGGTCGAATGCACCGACAACTACCAGATATGCCGCTGGCGATTGCGGACGGGGATCGCGGAGGCCGCTTTGGTCCGCCAGTCGGCGATCAAGCATATCGTTTCCCTGGGAATGTCGGAATTCGCGGAGACCCCTTCCTGGCTGCACTTCCGCTCCGGCTCCGGCCTGCACCTGTCCTGCCGCCGCTACCTGGAGGACTTCCCCAGCCTGTCGAAATTCCTGGAGGTGGAGGGGGAGACCATCATCCTGCCCAAGGGCCTGGGGGAAGCCGCCGACAAGGCGAACATATTCAGCAGCGAAAACGTGGACAACAACACGGTGGAGGTGACCCTGGCCGACGGCAAGCTAAGGATCAAGGGGGAGGGGGTTTCCGGCTGGTACACGGAGCCCAAGAAGATAACCTATTCCGGCCCCCGATTGAAGTTCAACGTGGCCCCGCAGATGCTTATCGACCTGATCAAAAAGCACAACGAGTGCGTGATCAACGCGGAGAAGCTGAAATGCGACACCGGGAAATTCGTGTACGTGGCGTGCCTCACTCCCCCGAGCGACAAGGCGGCCGACGACGGGGAGCCGGAAGAGGAAAGCTCCAAGAAGAAGAGGAAAGTAGAGGATTCCAATGGGGATAGTGTAATTCACAAAAAGAAAAAGGCGGCGGCAAAGGAGGACGAATAATGAGCACCCATGCCGCCAAAACCTATCTGGGTAAGGAAGGATTGGACAAGACTTTCCAATGGGAATTCCCGGAAGAGGTTTCCTGTGTCCATTGCGTCGACCATCCCGCCTATATCGCTTTCGTGATGATGGAAGAGGGGGGAGCGAGCGTCGGCAGAAGCGAGGAGCAGATGAAGGCCGATCCCCGCTATGTCACTGACTTGCGGCTTTCGATGGGGACGAAGGGACTGTGGCCCCACGACTGCTGTGCTATCGCCGTTTACCTATGCCCGAAGTGCCTCAAAGCCACGGCGGAATTCAACCAGGCGTGAAAGGGGGAGCAATGCCAAGGGAAGAAAAAGTGGCCTGCGACTGGTGCGACAAGGACCTTTCCAGCACCGGCAATGCCGTTGACTGGCGAATCGTGCTGGCGGACGAACCGATTCCCTCTAGGGGGAAAATGAATACACTTCTGCACATCCGCCCCTGTTTGGGGCAGACCCGCTACTTCTGCGGGACGGGCTGCCTGCGTCTGTGGGTCGAGAAAAATGCCTCCATAGGGTAGGGCAAATGAACGACGACAGGGAAAGGATCTACCGGGAGATGGGCTCCTGCCTGGTGGAGGTTGCGGGCCTGGCTGCCCTAGCCGGATTCTGGTGGGCGGTTTGCTTTTTGTGGAAAATATTCTGCGGATAATCAAGGGAGGGAAAATATGAGGATGAGCATCCAGGAAACATTCGCCAAGGAATTGCAATCACAGAATGACGAAAGGCTGGCGGAGGAATGCCAGAAGTGGCTGGAAGCCAAGAAAAGGGCTAAGCCCTGGGACTGGAACAATGCCTACGAAATGTGCATGATTTGCTATCGGGAGTGCAGCAACAGGAAGAAAGAGGACATCTGGGTAGACGCCATCCTGGGGAAGCCCCTGCCCGAGAAGGCGGTGGAAACATGAACATGTCCTTCTGGCAAAAGCTCTTCATAGTGACCGTTTTCAGCCTGACCTCTGGCCCCGTGGTGGGCATGACGGCCGCCCATATCCACAACCTTGGCTATCCTGTCTTGGGCCTGTTATTCCTGATTTTCGGCTGCGTGGGGATTCTGGCGTTCATCCTTTTCCTGTCGATAGCGATCAAGGTCCAATGAAGGGATTCTTTTCCAAGACCGACTTTTCCCATGTCAAGGCCCCCGCCTCCCTCATTCCCAGATGCGGGGCGTGCCAGCTTTATTTGCACTGCGACAGCCCCAAGATGCCGGTATCCGGGAAAGGGAAAAGAAAAATCTTGATATGTGGCGAAGGACCCGGAGCTAACGAAGATGAGCAAGGCATCCAATTTATCGGGGAATCCGGCCAACTGCTGGAAAGGACCCTGGCAAAATTCGACGTGGACATGCGGCGGGACTGCTGGATCACAAATTCCATTATCTGCCGGTCCCATACAAAGGATGACAAGAACCGCACCCCCACCCCGAAGGAAATCGACTATTGCCGACCCAACCTAATCAAAACCATAACCGAATTAAAGCCGGACGTGATAATCCCCCTGGGCGGGTCGGCAGTCAAGAGCCTTTTGGGCTGGCTGTGGAAGGAGGACGTGGGGCCGATCAGCAGGTGGGACGGCTGGGCCATTCCCTCCCAGAAGATTAACGCCTGGGTGTGTCATCCGGCAGGAACGTTAATTACTACTCAAAGGGGGTTAGCTCCTATCGAAGAAGTTATTGTAGGGGATTTCGCTCTCACCCATATGGGTTCATGGGAACCTGTTACGGAAACATTTCAGCGAAAGTTTTCGGGGAGATTGTTTGGGGTCAAAAGAGCGTGTTTCTCAGAACCCCTAGAGGCCACGCCAGAGCATCCGTTGTTGGTAAGCAAACAAGGTGGCAGGTTTGAATGGACCAATGTAAAGAATATAATCCCCGGAGACTATTTGGTTGAGCCATTACCAGTAAACCAGACAAAAATAGCGGACGGGAAAATTATTTGGAGGTATACCAGACCACCGGGAAGGTGGAAGAACGGAAAAGGGAAAAAGGCATTAGGGAAGCATGAAGTTAGAGCGACTTTGGAAACCATGAAGTTGCTTGGCTATTACCTTGCAGAAGGTAGTAGTTTGGGCCGGTCAGGAGTCTCTTTTGCTTTTCATACAAGCGAGGTTGACTTCATCGAAGAAGTAAAATCGTCATTCAATTCGGTATTCGTCTCTGGCAACAAAGTCAGTTTGAGAACACGCGGCAACACTGTGGAAGTTTTGTGCCATGGAGCTGTTGCCGGTTCATTTTTGGGAACTACGGGCTCATCTTCACTAAACAAGAAGTTTCCTAATTGGGTATGGGGATGTTCTGATGGACTTCTGAAGGAAATGCTGCGGTGTTTATGGAATGGGGACGGATGGAAGATAGGCAATGGTTTTGGTTTGCAATCCTCATCACGACAACTCATCGAAGATGTTCGTAGATTACTTCTGCGGCTCGGGGTGGTTTCATGGGTCAGAAAAAGAAGCAGGAAGGGAAAACGGGTGGAAATAGCGGGGAATGTATCGACCGCTAATGACGCATGGGAACTTACTGTCCGAGGATCATGGGCATCTAAGCTGGCGACCTTCCTTAAAATTAGTTTTCCCTTAATCAAGCATTTGCGGAAAGCGGATGCTTTTATCGATGGTGGCTATGTCTGGTATTTGGTAAGAAAATGTGCCCCGATCAGGAAAGTAGTAAATTCTTACGTCTTCAATATTGAAGTAGAGAATGACCATTCATACTTGGCGGAAGGTATCGTATCCCATAATTGCCCAACGTGGCACCCGGCTTATATCCTCCGCTCCGACTACGGGGTGTCCCAAAAGCAAAACGACGTTCGCCAATTGTTCTTCGAGAAGCACTTGAAGGCCGCTTGCAAGCTGGAGGGGAAGCCCTGGAAGGTGGTTCCCGACTGGACAAGTAAGATAGAGATAATCATCGACCCGGACAAGGCAGCCGACAAGATTAGCGACATGCGGGAATCCTCCGCTTGCGTCGCCTTCGACTACGAGACCATGACCTTAAAGCCCGACAGCGACAAGGCCGAGATAGTCTGCTGCTCCATTTCTAACGGAGAAAGAACAATAGCCTATCCCTGGCACGGTCGGGCGATCAAGGAAACCGGCAACCTGCTGTTCTCCGACGTGAAGAAGATCGCCAGCAACATGAAATTCGAGGAGAGGTGGACGATCAAGGAGTTCGGGAGGGGCGTGAAGAACTGGGCTATCGACACCATGCTGGCCTCCCATGTCATCGACAATCGGCCGCTGATTACGTCGATCAAGTTCCAGGCGTTCGTGCTGCTGGGGGTGGATTCGTGGGACGGGCATATCAAGCCCTATTTGAAGTCCAAAAACAACAATACCCCTAATCGAATCCGGGAAGTCGGCCTAACTTCTTTGCTGAAATACTGTGCCTTGGATTCCCTTTACGAGTACAAGGTGGCGGAAATCCAGGCCAAAAAGATCGGAGTGGAAATATGAGCAATAAAGTTCGTTATCTTTGCGGGTGCGAGGCAGACGGGGATTTGGTGGCCTTCCACTGCCCAACACACTTAGACATTATAAGTGATGAAAAAGTTTATTCCTACAGTTGCGGATGTCGTTACGATGCGAATGAAAAATCTTTGAGCAAATGTTCCAAGCATTTAGATGCCAAAGAAACCGATCTGATTACGGAGGTCAAATATGCTTGCGGGTGCCATTCCAGCGCCACTCCAGCCTTGGTTGGCTACTGCTCCATCCACGACCAGCCCATCGTCTCTAGTCAGTTGATTCCCAAGGAAAAGGAATCCGTAAACCATCCTCCGCATTATGGCGGGGCCGATAACCCCTACGAAGTCATAAAAGTGCTGGAGGCGTGGGAGCTAGACAGATGCTTTTTGATCGGCAATTGCATCAAGTACCTTGCCCGGGCCAAGAAGAAGGGCAACGAATTGGAGGATTATAAAAAAGCTCTTTGGTATCTCAACTACAAGATCCAAAATCTGGAGAAGCAAAATGGAAATCAAGCTGACCAGTGACATCACCGTTCGCCTGGTGCAGAAGGTGGGCGGGGATTCCATGATCGTGGCAGCCGCCAAGGTGTCCACCTCGGGGGAAGAGGCCATGTCCTTCGTGGACCAGGACGCGAATTACGGGTTGATAAATTTTCTAATGAAGCAAAGGCACGGTTCTGTATTTGAACATTCCTCAATGACCTTTTTCGTCCATGCCCCGATCTTCGTATGGCGGGAGTGGCATCGTCACCGAATTGGTTTTGCTTATTCGGATTATGGCTTGGATGACGGGGGTCTGGGTCAGTCTTTTAATGAAGAAAGTGGAAGGTACAAAATCCTGGAGCCGGTGTTCTATGTTCCGCCAAGGAATCGGCCCATGATGAAGGTGGATGGGTGGAAGCCGGGCAGGCCCAAGTTCACCAAGTGCGAAGATGATAAGATATACGACAAATTGTGTTACAACCTAGCCATTTCTTATGATCTTGCCTATTCGATGTATGAAGACAATCTTTCCCTTGGCATCGACCCCGGACTTGCCCGCGATTGCCTGCCTGTGGGGATTTATTCTAGTTGCTGGGTGACGACAAATCCGAGAGCTTTGATGGCCTTTTTATCCTTGCGGACCCACAAGTCTGATGCCAAGTTCGTCTCTTATCCGTTGTACGAAATCGAGCAGGCGGCGATAGCTTGCGAGAAGATTTTCGCGGATGGCTGGCCCCTGACCTATAAAGCTTTCGTGGAGAACGGGAGGGTAGGACCATAAAAAACATGGAACCGGCTGCAACAGCCCTTTGCTGCTTGTTGGGCATCTTGGTCGGTTTTTATGCCGCCAAACTAGAGAATAATGGCCGTCATTGGGCTAGTTGTATTTTGCTTCTTGTTTGGACAGGCTTAATAGTTGCTCAGCTTGTTAAGGGACTTTTCCTGGTTTTTGAGGAGTGACCGTGAATACCTACGAACATTTTACACTGAACAGAGAGTTCGTTCGAATCCGAGGACTAACCAAAAAACCGCAACCCAGGAAAGGAAAGCGAAAAATGAACCTGGACGAGTGCAGGAAAGCCGTTGAAAGTGCCCTGAAGGATTTTAGCTATGTAGGGGAGAACTGGGGCGAGAGGTATTATTTGGGCAAGAACAAACTAACCTCCGCATTGAATAACTGGCCGGAAGACAACAAAGGCTTCGTCGACTTCTGGCACGCCCAGGCGGAGTGGTCCCGCAAGGCCTTCGGCCCCGACAATGTGAGGGGACCGGCCGGCCCGCTGAAGCACCTCAAGAAGGAGGTCGACGAAACGCTCGCCAATCCCACCGATCTGGAGGAGTACGTGGATTGCCTGTTCCTGGTTTGCGACGCCACTCGAAGAGCGGGCTTCTCCCCTGAGCAATTATTACAGGTAGCATTCGCCAAGCTGGAGAAGAACAAGGCCCGAGTCTGGCCGCCGACCAGCACCGACGAGCCGGTGGAGCATGTTCGGGAAAGCTGATTACTCGTTCCGATAATAAGGGGAAGGGAAAAATGAACATCCACGAAGCCTTAGTCCTGTGCAAGCAAGGAAAGAAGGTCCGGCCAGTCGACTGGAGGACGGCCCGGTTTTACGGCTGCTGGGTTGCTTACCGCCCCATCGCTTCCGGGATCAGCTCCTTTGTGGAGGTCAGGCCGAACGGGGACGGCAAGGAAGCCTACGCCATCAGCCTGTACCTTCGCTCGGACGCGGAGCTGTTGGGGGAGTGGGAAATCGTGGAGGAACGGGAAACCAAAGACGTGCTTAAAAAGGAGCAGCAATGCCCGGAATAACCTACCTCGCCAGCCCTTATTCCCATCCCAACCCAGTGATAAGGGAGCTTCGCTTTGAAATCGCTTGCCATTGTGCCGGGGCATTGATGGGAAAGGGAAAGATCGTATTCTCCCCGATAGCCCACAATCACCCCATCGAGGTTCGATCTGACCTGCCCAAGGGCTGGGACTTCTGGAAAGCCTATGATTTTGAATTCCTTGCCAGATGCGAGGAAATGCTGATATTGAAGATCCCCGGCTGGAATGAATCGGTGGGGGTCACGGACGAAATGGAAATCGCCAGGGGCTTGGGATTGGCGATAGGCTATGTGGACGAAAACGGGGAAACAATCGAATGAAGACGCCCAAGCAGGTTTTGAACAAGCTTTCCGACGAAGCCCTTCGTGGAGCAGAATTCGCTCTCAGGTGGGTTATGACCAGCCCAAGAATGCGTGGCGTCGCCTTAGACCTTCTCAAGGATCTTCAAGAAGACGCTGCCGAACTGATGGAGGAAAGGAGCAAGAAACATGCCAAGAAAAGCTAAGAAGAAGACGGTTGCCGATCTGACAGACAAGCAAATCAATATTATCGCCGACAGGCTGCGGGGAAGCAAAGGCAATGTCTATGACGAAGTGAAATGGGAATTCGGCATCGAAGAGGCCGGCGACGAGATATTCGACATCCTGGAAAAGGACAGGTCAGGAAAGGCCGGGATATTCAGGTGTGAGAATTGTGATTATTGGCAGAATGTATCGCAAAAAGATAAAGACGTTCATGGACTTTGTGTCGATTGTGTAGAGAAAATGGACAGGATGGATTGATGAAGCCCCTCACCAAGGACGCCTATCGATTGTTCCACGAGGGCACCCTGGCCCTTGCCCGGGTGGAGGCGGCCGGCATCCATATCGACGTTGACTATCTGGACAAGGCCACAGCCAAGATTTCTATAAGGATCAAAAAGCTCCAGGACCGATTGCGGGAGGCTCCCGAGTTCAAGCTCTGGCGGCGGGAATTCGGGGACAAGACCAAGCCGGGAAGCCGAGAGCAGCTGGGCCATATCGTTTTCGACATCCTGAAATATCCGTGCAAGGACCGCACTAAGACCGGCAAGTACAAGACCGACGAAGCGTCCTTCGAGCATGTTGACCTGCCATTCGTGAAAGCCTTCATCAAGCTGGAGAAGCTGAAGAAGGCCAAATCGACCTACCTGGACGGATTGCGTCGGGAGGTTGTGGACGGGTTTGCCCGCCCGGTTTTCAATCTGCATACGGTCATAACTCAGCGATCCTCGTGTTCCGACCCAAACGTCCAAAATCAGATAATCAGGAATGCCAAGATCGCGGAAATCATCCGGCGGGCCTTTATCCCGAGGAAAGGAAATATTTTTTGCGAGATCGACTATTCGGCGATGGAATGGCGGGGTGCCGTCTGCTTTTGGAAGGACCCGGAAATGATTCGGTACGTCAATGATCCAACTAGCGACGTGCATCGGGACCAGGCCGCCGAGTGCTTCCTTTGCAAGCCGGAGCAAGTCAGCAAGGACATGCGTTTCTACGCCAAGAATCAATTCGTCTTCCCGATCCTTTACGGTTCCTACTATGTCCAATGTTCCCGCAACCTCTGGGAAGCTGTCGGCAAGGCCAAGCTGAAATTGAAGGACGAAACCCCGGTTATCGATTGGCTGCAATCCAAGGGAATAACTCGATTAGGATCTTGCGACCCGAAGCAAGAGCCGGTTTTCGGAACCTATGAGCACCACATCAAAAAGGTGGAGGACAAGTTCAACAAGCGGTTTCACGTCTTCAATTCCTCCAAGGAAAAGTGGTATCAGGACTATCGAAGCAAGGGGGGTTTTCGGCTGGCTACCGGGTTCTGGATCGAGGGTCTGTTCAGCAAAAACTTTTGCATGAATTGCCCGGTGCAGGGGCCGGCTTTCCACTGCCTTTTGTGGTCCCTGATCCGCCTGCAAAAATGGCTGAGAAGAGAAAAGATGAAGACGGTTATCGTTGCGGAGATCCACGACTCCATGCTGCTGGACGGGCCGGAAATGGAGATGCCCAAAGTATTAAAAATGGCAAGAAAAATCATGACCGAGGACGTTCGGAAGGCGTGGCCCTGGGTGATCGTGCCCCTGGCCGTGGAGGCGTCGGTGACTCCGGTAGGGGGAAGCTGGCATGACAAGCGGGCTATCGATATCGATTTTTGGAATGGTTCCGATAATTGAAAGGGAGGGGAAAACAATGGACGCATACGACCGCGACGAGATGTCCGAGCTGTGGGCCAAGTGGGCTCTATTGGGCGATCCTTTCGTGCCCGTCCCAATCCCCCTGATCGACCTGGTGGGCAGGGTCAAAACCGCGATCAACGGGGCCTTGGACGGGAAGCTGCCGCTCAAGAAAAAGGCTCCCAAAAAGACATTCGTGGAGGAAACTACGGCATTTTATGATCCCGTGGCGGACGCAAAGAAAATCCTTGAAAAAGGCACTTACCAATGACTATTTGCACCGAATGCGGCCAGCCGTTCTGCCCGGAGGACGAAGAGGACGACGTTTGCCAGGAATGCCAGGAAGAGGAAGCCGCAGAGTATCCTTATTAAAGGGGGACGATAGTGACGAATCTTCTTAAAATTTTGGTTCTGCCGGCTTGGTTGCTTCACTTGGTAGAAAGACCGTTCTTGGATGTCAATCACCCCTGGCACGGGAAGACTCTTTCCTTGGAATCCATGGCAATGACCTCAACAGTGTGGAATCGACTGGTTAGCGTTTTTACTTGGATCTTGGTCGCCATCGACTTTTGGCTGATTTGGAAATTCCTCTCTTGAAGGTGGAAAATGAGCTATCCCAACGACCTAGAAGAATATCTTGACAGTGCCTTGCACAACGAAATTGAAAGGCGAAACAATTTACGTCTGCAAGGACTTTGCTCCTATTGCCAGAAGCCTTTGTGGCCGAACAGGTATGATTCCGAGAGGATCAACAATCCGCTCAAGTATTCCGATCCACCTTGCAAACAACATGAAGTAAAGATGGGTATGATCGGCAACGTAGTTTTGGTGGAAAGAATATAAATACCCTTACTAGGAGTGATCGACATGCCATTCGTACCGCTGAATCCAAAAGAGGAAAGACAATTCCAGCCCCCGTGCGAGCATCCGCAACACCATCCGCCTGGAATGATGGTGATAACTAAGCCCATGAAATGGGTCTGTCCTGCCTGCGGCAAATCAGTGATTGTTTTTCCTCCGATGATGCGCATGGAACAAAATTACTGAGATGAACATCATCGTCACCGGTTCCCGGAATTTCACCGACCCTGACTTCGTCTTTCGGAAGCTGGACAAGCTGACCGCCAAATTGACCCTGGGCAAGTTCATGATTTTCACCCGCCACAATCCTGGGGTCGAGAGGATGGCGGAGGACTGGTGCTTCAGGAAATTGGTGGCCTATAAGATATTCCATGAGGACAGCGAAGCGGAGCGGATGGCCAGGGAGGCCGACGTGCTGGTGGCTTTCCGGGACGGCAAGAGGGACAGGGAAACCGACAATCTAATCAAGCTGGCGAAGAAGCACGGGACCAAGATCAGGGAAATCAACTGCAAGGAGAAGCCGAAATGATAACCCCGTCATTGATAGTATTGCCCGAGAAAGAGTCGAGGGACTTAGTAAAGAAAATGCTGAAAGAAAAAGAGTGGAAGGAAGTCAGGCCGGGCTGTCTGGAAAAATCAGCAATCTATCCATATGACGCTGCCGATGGCAAGCCCATGAAAATGAAGTTCACGGAAAAGGAATGGGTATGCTGCAAATGTCGCTGTAAGGACCCGTCGCTTTTCACGTTAAACGAAGTACCGTGGAAAGAATTAATGCCGAATGACGGAGTTATCTGCCTCAAGTGCTTGGACAATCTAGCCATGGAAAAGTGGGGGCGGAGGATCTTTCCTGAGGACCTCAAGGACATACCGGCAAATCAGGATTTTATCTACCTTTTGGAATACAGAAAAAGCCTTTGGGAGTACCGAGAATGAAAGATCCGTTCAAGGACAGCGATAACGACGTGCCTGGATTCTCGCAAATCAACCCACCCATTCCCGACGGCACGAGGTGCTTGTTCAATTACAAGGACGGCTATCCGGTTCATTGCAATGGATGTTTTCGTGAGTGTTTCCAGCTGGCGGAGGACAAAGTCCCGTTTCCGCTCATGGCGACGGTGGTCAAAGGCCGTCCCTACTGCTCCGAGTGCTATCCCAAGGTGGTGGAAATGCTCAAGGCCGACAAGATCCTACAGGAAATAAGCAAGTGAGCGACTATCAGACATTTCTGAAAAGCAAGGTCCACCCGGACGACCAGTTTGGCTTTACACCAATTATCCTTCCTGATTTCCTTTTCGGATTTCAACGGTTTTTAGTGGACTGGGCAATCAGGAAGGGACGGGCGGCACTGCTCGAGGACTGCGGCGTCGGAAAAAGTTGTCAGGAGCTTGTTGTTGCCGAGAACGTATTGAGGAAAACAAATAAGCCGGTATTGATTCTGACGCCTTTGGCTGTTGGCCCTCAGATGGTCAAGGAAGGGGAGAAGTTTGGCATTGAATGTAAGCAAACAAGGAATGGCAAAGTTCATAAGGGAATCAATGTAACAAACTACGAAAAACTTCATCTATATGATCCATCTCAATTTTCTTTAATAGTCTGTGATGAGTCCGGAATTTTAAAGTCGTACGAGGGAAAGCTTCGCAGAAGAATAACCGATGCCTTGCACAAAGTAAAATACCGGCTGCTGGCAACGGCTACTCCCTCTCCTAACGACTATATGGAACTGGGCAATTCTTCCGAAGCCCTTGGGTCGATGGGACGGGGCCAAATGCTTGGCATGTTCTTCACCAATGGAGGGGAATCCACCCAACAATGGGAGCTAAAAGGGCACGCCAGGAAGAGGTTTTGGCGGTGGGTGTGTTCGTGGGCTCGTGCCTGCCGCAAGCCCTCCGATTTAGGATTTGACGACGAGGGCTTCATCCTGCCCGAGCTGATTACCCGGCAATTCACTGTAGACAGCCCTGTTAAAAGGTCGGGATTCGGCTTCATTCCCGCCAAGACCCTGGACGATCAGCGGAAAGAAAGGCGGCTGACCATCGTTGAGCGGTGCGAGAAGGTGGCGGAGCTGATGCCTGAGAATGACTATGCCCTGGTTTACTGTCACCTAAACCCGGAAGGGGATTTGCTGGAGAAGCTAATTCCGGGAGCGGTCCAAGTGGCCGGGAAGGACAGGGATGAAGAGAAGGAAGAACGGCTAGCTGCCTTTGCAGCCGGCCAGATAAAGATATTGGTGACCAAGCCCAAGATTGCCGGCTTCGGCTTGAATTTCCAGCACTGCAATCAAATAACCCTATTTCCCAGCCACAGCTTCGAGAGCTACTACCAGACCGTGAGGAGGTGCTGGCGGTTCGGACAGAAAAGAAAAGTCTATGTGAACATCGTCTCCAGCATCGGAGAAGGTCTAGTCATATCGAATATGCAGCGGAAGGAGAAAGCCGCTGACGCCATGTTTTCTGCCCTGGTCGAGTCCATGTCGGAATACCAATTACCAAAGAAAAAACAGGAAGATAGCATCGAAATGGTCTTGCCCTCTTGGCTGCACAACGGGAGCGGAAAATGAAGGACGATGTAAGGTGGAATGACCGCTGGCTGATCGAGAACGCCAAGCTGATGCCCCAGTGCGACCCGGAAAAGTGGGCCTATACGCAGTCCTTCGATAGCTACGCTGCTGAATATCGAAATTCCACTGGCCAACAAGTTGACAATTCCGAGATATTCCAACGGGTAATTTACCTGAGAAAATGCCGATATAAAATGTCTATGAAGGGCCTGCGGTTTCCACCCATGAAAGGCAAGCCCCCTTCGTATTTGAAAGTACCGGAAGAATACTTGCCAAAATTAATCGCCTTGTATGACGCCCAATCATTGCCAACGGAAAAACTACCATATTCAACGGAGATGTTTTTAATATGTGAGGAGTTGTTGAATGCATGGGTTCCCGGAAGAACGGACTGGAAGGACGTGGAATACGGTATCTGGCGGAACCTAATCAATCTCCGTCGGCAAGGAAAGCTGAAGAGAAAGAAGGTCCATTCCGACAACAAGAGGCACGCAAAGAAGAATCTGGGCAAGGGCTTCGGGCTTATAGCGGGGGAGAAATGAGGACAAAGGGCATCATCATTGATTCCGGGGCCTATTCCGTCTGGAACAAGGGGCGGTCCATCGATCTGGGTGAGTACATCGGATTCTGCAAGAAGTTCCCGGACGCTTCCTATTACGTGAACCTGGACGTGATTCCCGGAACGCCCGGCCAAAAGAACCCAGGCGAGACCGCTGTGGAGGAAGCATGCAAAAAAAGCTGGCGTAATTACCAGACGATGACCAAAGAACTGCCCAAGGAAAAAATCCTCCCGGTCTTCCACCAAAGGGTAGGGGAAGACGTCAAGTGGCTGGAAAAATATCTAGCTGACGGGGCATCCTGCATCGGCGTTGGTGGGGTGGGATCGGTGACGGAAAACATCAAAAGCCTGAGCAAAATCAAGAAATACCTGTTCGACCACGAGCAGCCGCTGGTGAGGATTCACGGCTTTGGGGTCAGTTCGTTTGCACTGATGAAACTCTGGTCGTGGTATTCTGTCGACTCCTCTACCTGGGTAGCGGATGCCCGCTGGGGATTGATTTACATTCCCAAGAAACGCCAAGGGGTCTTTGATTTTAGCCAAGAGCCCTTTGTTCTGGCAGTCTCCCCACGTTCCTCCCTGAAATCGAAAAGGGGCTTTCACCTCAGCAACATCTCGCCTACGGTCAAGTCCGACGTGATGGAGTTTCTTGCCCTTTGCAATGTAAATTTAGGAAAGTTTCATCACTACAAAGTAGAGCGAGGGCACAAATTAGCGGAAGGAGAAAATTGGTATCATCGCAAAAACAGTGAAGTGATGGTCATCGAAGAGCCGGGAATCATTCCGTCCTTGGAAGAACGGATGAAGGTCAACATTCGTTTTCTTCAGGAAGCCAATAAGGTACTGCCAGTCAAAAAAATTTACTTTGCCGGGAACACGCTGGATTGTCCGGCGGAATATGAGGTGGGGTACAAGCTGGCGTCATTTCCCTTTTTCGATCACGGGGAAGGGCTAAAGATTCTGACCAGGCACATCCAATTGTTGAACAGTGGCGGGGAATCATTCAAGAGGAATCCAGACATGAAAGCAGTCAGGGATAAAAAGCAAAGCAGAACACCTTCTAAAAATGAAACTATTGGATTTGGCCTGTTGAAGTAATAGAGACCAAATGGTTTTTGAATTGATAGACCCTGCTAATTTTGTTAGAATCAACGGAAAGAGGGACGGTGGAACGTCCCTCAATCCTCACAACCCTAGCTAACAAGGAGCAAGGACCATGTCCAGAAATTCTATAGCTTCCAATTCAATCCGGGAATGTCGGTTTTGTAAAAGAAAGTTCCGAAATAGCACCCATCCTAAATCAACTAGGTATTGTTCTTCTATTTGCTTTGACAGGGCAAGAAAAAAAACCTGTTTACAGTGTGGAGAGGAGTATTGTCAGGCATATCAAAAAAGTAAATTTTGCTGCATCGGATGCAAGGCTGACTGGCAAAGAGGTAACAAAGAATTTAGTGAATTTGTTAAAACCAAATGCAAAACACTCAAACCAGTTAGCAGAGAATGGTTGATTGAAAAATATGTTAAAGAACGTAAATCGACTTATGCAATTGCCAAATTAGTTAATCGTAGTGCGTCTACAGTAGTTGGATGGTTTCACCAGCTTAAAATACCTTTGAGAGAACCTTGGGATTCAGTATATGTTCGCACGGGTTGGCACCACTCGGAAGAAATGAAAGAACGAATGAGTAAGTTGGCGATAGCAACGGGACGAGTTCCTTTCGATCCAAAAGTAGGATCTTATATGAAAGGCAGAAAGGGAGCAGATACTCCTAATTGGAAAGGGGGTATAACATCAGAACGACAAAAATTCTATTCAACAGAAAAGTGGAAGCAAGCGTGTAAGGAAGTATGGGCACGGGACAAAGCAACTTGTCAACGATGTGGTAAATGTAAAAATGATGATCGATCCGTGCCTTTTGACATCCATCACATATCTCCATTTGATTGCGAGTTTCTTCGTTCCGTAGTAAGTAATTTGGTTCTGTTATGTGAGAAATGTCATTATTGGGTTCACAGCAAGAGTAACACAAAGCGGTTGTTTATCAAGCCGTGTATGGTTGCTTTTCAGTCAGAGAAATTCTCAGAAAAATATTACAGACGGATTAACGGGAAAAGTCCTCTTATTGAAATGGAGCTACCTACATGGCTAAAGTAAAAGGTCAATTAATCACTAAGAAATACGCCATATATAATGATGATTGTGTTGAGGTGCTTAAAGATATAGATAGTAATGTAGTAGGTTTCTCCATATTTAGTCCTCCATTTTTTGACTTATACGCGTACTCCGACAGTGATGAGGACTTCGGCAATTGCAAGTCCTATGAGGAGTTTTTCGTTCAATTCGGTTTTTTGCTGGAGCAATTGCAAAGGGTCATGATGCCGGGTCGGGTGGTTGCCGTTCACTGCATCGACTTGCCCACGTTCAAGAGCAAGGTGGGCTTCATGGCCGTCACCGATTTCCCAGGCGACATAATCCGTCTATTTCAGAAGTACGATTTCCTCTACCACTGCCCAAGGATCACCATCTGGAAGGACCCGTTGGTTGCTGCCACCCGCACCAAGGCTTTGGGGCTGGCCCACAAGCAAATCGTCAAGGACTCAAGCTGGTGCCGTGCCGGGTTCCCCGATTTTGTTTTGGCTTTCAGAAAAAAGGGGGACAACCCCAAGCTGATTTCCCACCCAAAAGGATTATTGGAGTACGCCGGCACCAGGCCGGTCCCCCGGCACCTGCAAAGGTTTGCCGGGTGGGAAGACCCCAAGACGAATAAGCGGTCCCACTGGATATGGCAGCAATACGCGAGCCCCGTCTGGGACGATATCGACCAGACCCATGTGCTTCCTTTCCGCAAGGGCAGGGACAGCGACGACCAAAGGCACATATGTCCCCCTACAACTACAAACTATCGAAAGATGCCTAACGCTTTGGTCTGCTCCCGGTGATATTGTGCTAGACCCGTTTGGAGGGGTTGGCAGTTCCGGGTATGTTGCTGTCAAAATGAACAGAAAGGCCGTAATGGTGGAATTAAAATCTTCCTATTATAAACAGATGAAAAAAAACATGCATTCCTTGAAGTACGCAAAGAAACATGCTCAGTCATCTTTCAAGATTGAAAACTAAAAACCATCCATATATACTAACCTTCAATTGAATGCATCCCATTTTATTGGAGGTTTTACGGTATGGTTGTTTTTAAGCCGATTACTGATTTTCCCGGTTACAAAATCGGAGATGACGGGACAGCATGGAGTTGTCTGAAAATTGGCCATCGTGGGGGCATCGGTTCGATCTGGAGAAAATTAACCCCATTGCGAGACAGAAAAGGTTATCTAATGATAGCCCCAAGAAGGAATGGAAAAAATCATACTATAAAAATCCATCGAGTGGTTCTTCAAGAATTCGTAGGTCCCTGCCCAAAAGGAATGGAATGCCGGCATAAAAATGGGAAGCCGGAGGATAACAGATTAGTAAATTTAGTTTGGTCTTCTCCGAAAAGAAACGCAAAAGACAAGAAACGACATGGGACTTATTTTGCCGGGGAACAATGCTATACAGCAAAAATCACCTGGAGCGATGTCAAGAAGATCCGAGAATTGTATAAATCTGGGGTTCATTCCCAAAAGCAATTGGGGGAGAAATTCGGTCTGACACAAACCCCCATTTCACTGATACTTAGAAATAAAACTTGGGTAGACAAGAATTATATTCCTGTAAAAAGAAGTAAAAAGGATATTTATAATAGGTAAAGAACATGCTGCGGCTCAAGCACCAAAAAGCAGCCTCTCAGGGCTTTGGAGTCTAAAAAATGAGGCATCTGACAGAGGAGCAAATCAGGAAACTTTACGAATTCTTTCCAAAGAGAATCAAGATAAAAGACATCGCCAGGGAAATGGGAATCGCCATCGGCACTGTCGCGTCCTATTTCAAGCGATTAAAACAAGGGTCGAATTTGAATGAACTCCTTTCCAGGAAAACCAGTGTTCTCCTCAGCAAGATTCCCGAGGTTCACAACAAGTACATGGAAGGGGTTCCCATCAAAGATTTGGTTATTGAGTACAAAATAAAGGATAATTACCTTTATTCATTGCTGAAAAGATACCGGGCAGAACATGGTCTGCCAAGCAGAAAACGCAAGCCATCATCCCAGAGAAAGATAGGCAGGAACCGGGAAATCATCGAAGCCTTTCTGGCCTGCCGCAACCAGTGCATCGTCGCGGAGCAATTCGGCATTTCTCGGGAGCGAGTCAGGCAGATATTGAATCGGTACGGGAACGGACTGAATACAAAGTCGCCCGGAAAATTCCGCAGGCATAAGAGAGTCCAAATATCCGAGGCCGATTTGCAGGCAATCAGTGCCGGAGAAAAGACCTGTAAGGAGGTGGCTGAGGAAATGGGATTTTGCGAGAATGCCATTCTCAAAAAGGCCAGGATTGCGGGCATCTACAATGGCCGCAAGAAGCAAAGGGAAAGATGGCTGAAAAGGATAGCCCCGATCTACCAGGAATTTTTGGAGGGGGCGACAATGAAAGAATTGATCGTTAAATATGGCTTCCCGTCCACCGGCTGCCTCGGCCTTTTCTTTGTCAGATACCGCCAGCGGACGGGAGCACCCAGAAAAAACCAGAAGAGAAAGGAATCAGCATGACACAAGAGCTTTACAAACGCTATCGGCCCAAGGACCTTTCCGGGGTTCTAGGCCAAGATGAAGCAGTGAGGACCCTGGAAGGGAAATTGAAGGCCGGGAAAATGCCCCACTCCCTTATGCTTAGCGGCCCCTCAGGCACGGGCAAAACAACGTTGGCCAGAATCCTCCGCAAGAGGCTTGGCTGCTCGAAAAGCGACTACAACGAAGTCAATTGCGCCGTGGTGGACGGTGCCATTGAAACCGTGCGGAATGTCAAGCAACGCATGGGCAGTGCCCCCATTGACGGCAAATGCCGGATATGGTTTTGGGAGGAAATCCAGAGCTTGTCGAGGGCAGGCTTCGCGCAACAAGCCATGCTGGGAATTTTGGAGGATACCCCGAGTCATGTCTATTTCATCCTGGCCACCACCGACCCCACTAAAGTCATAAAGGCCATCCATACCCGCTGCCTTCATTTGAAATTGAGCCTGCTCAAGCCTGAAACGTTGAAGGAATTGGTTGCTGATATCCTCCTCAAGGAAAAAGCGGAATTGCCAACCGACTTGATCGATCTTTTGGTCGAATCCGCCGACGGCTCTGCCCGCCAAGCCCTGGTGACCCTGGACAAGGTCTTGAGCCTGGAAGACGCTTCCAAGAGGAGGGAGGCGATAGTCAATTCCGATTCCCGCAAGCAAGCCCACTTTATCGCCAAGCTGCTTTTGGAGCCCCGGACAAAATGGGGGGAGGTCGCCAAGGTTTTGAAGGAAATTGAGGACGAGCCGGAGACGGTAAGAAGGCAGATTCTAGGCTATGCCAGAGCGGTTCTACTGAACGGCGGGCCGATGGCGGGAAGGGCCTACGAATTGATAGTCAGCTTTGAGGGGCATTTCTATGATTCCGGGGCGGCGGGATTGGTTCGGGCCTGCTATGAAGTGAACCGGCAAAAATGATCTTTTGCCCCATTCCGATAATAAAGGAAAGGAGGAACGGTAATGGCTACCAAAAAAGATTTCCATGAATTGACGGAGGGCATGTCCATCGATACCGATTGCCCGCTTTGCGGAATGAGCTGGCCAATGTGCCATGGTTTGTGCATTGCCCACGAATCCATGAACGGAATGCCGGGGCCATTCCATACCGACTACAACGATGACTGCGAGGAGTGCCAAAAGGAATTTGAAGGGTTTCAAATGGATCAGGAAGAACCGTTTCAAGGTATCTGAAAATGGGCGACGCTGCTGATTATCTGGACGAAACAATTATGGCGGCTTATACCGCCCATGTCACTGGAGATTGTGGGAAGTATGGATCTTGTCAATACTGCGAGGAGGAAAGCATGAAAGACAACGGCGAAGACTTCGACCTTTTCGACCTGGACAAGCACCGGCTGGACGACGAATGGATCGAACAGCCCCGGGCCTTCCGGGAAATGGCCGAAAAGCTGGCCGACGCCAGAAGAGACATGGCACAGGCCAAAGCGCAATTCGAGCTGGTGGAGGCGGAGCTTTCCCTGGCGGTCAGGAAAAGGCCGGAGGATTTTGGCCTGGAAAAGACCACCGAAAGCAGCATCGGCTCAATGGTCATCGTCCAAAAGAAGTACAAGGAAGCCCAGCAAGATTACATCGACGCCAAGCACCAGGTCGACGTTTTGGAAGCCGGGGTCAACGCCCTGGACCATCGCAAAAAGGCCCTGGAGAACCTGGTGCAATTGCAGGCACGGGACTATTTCGCCGCCCCTGTCGCCCCCAAGGTGGACCGGGAAAGGATCGGCAAGATGGAGCGGGAAGCGGCATTCGGGGGCAAGAAAAAGAAAGGAAACAACAGTGACCGCACAACAAGCCGCAGCCAGGGCGAAAAGCCTGTTTGGAAATAGTGGTTTTGCCGCTTCCTTGGATGACGGAACAAAGTGTATGAAGGCCGTGGGGATGGCATTTCCTTTGAATCGATGGTTTGTTCCTAAAATATTCAAAGCAACCACCATGAAAGCGGGCTGGGGCGATACTTGGGAGGAGGCTTTTAAGAACTACGAGAAGAAACATGGAAAGACGAATTGAAGGGATGAAGTATTTCTTTACTCAAACGAAAGGGACGAAAATTATGGCTACGCGACGGGAAAAGGAAAAGCAGAAAGCCCGGCGGACATCGGCAGCCGAATGGGCCGACAAGCAGGAGGCCGGCTTCGACCCCACGGGGATCAAGCTACCCGAGGGGGTCAAGTTCTTTCAGATCAAGCGTGCAGGGACCTACCGGCTGGACTTTATCCCTTACAACGTGGGGGAAGGCAATCCGCAAGCCGACCCCGGATTCCAGCACCCGGAGCGGACCTATTACGCCCACTGGGTTCCTGGAATGGACGGCAAATCCAAGCTGTACGTCTGCTCGGCTTCCACCTTCAAGAAGCGCTGTGCCGTCTGCGATTGGGTGATGAGGAATAGGGACGCAGACCCCAAGCTGTTGGAGCAATTGAAAATCAAGCTCCGCCAGCTGTGGAACGTGATTGACCTGGACGACCCCAAGAAGGAGATCCAAGTCTATGACGCCCCCTACTGGAAATCCTTCGGGGAAATGTTCAAGGACGCGATCCGAGTCCACAAAAAGTACAACTGCGTCTTCGAGCCCGAGGAGGGCATGACGGTGCAATTGACCACCAAGGACAACAAATCGGGGTTTGGGAAGTTCGCCATTGCCCGGGTGGATATCGTGCCCCGCGACGAGCAGTATGACGAATCGATCATCGACAAGGCCGTGGTACTGGACGACTGCCTGATCGAGCCAAATTACAAGGAATTGATGGCCCTGTTAGAGGGGACCGGAGACGAAGAGGAGGCCACTACCAACGGCAAGGCCAGGGGAAAAGCCCAAGACCCGGACGAGGACGACGATGAGGATGACGATGAAGAATCCCCACAGACCAAGGGAAAGAAAAAGGCCAAAGCGGAGGAAGAAGAGGAGGATAATGAAGAGGACGAAGATCCCGAAATGGAGGACGAGGACGACGAAGAGGAGGAAAAGCCCGCCGCCAAGAAGAAGCCCCATGCCAACGGCAAAAAGGAAAAGACCGCCAAGGAGCTGGGGCTCAAGGTCGGCATGGAGGTGGAGTACGACGGCATGGAGTGCGAAATCCTCAAGGTCTCCGGGGACGGCACCAGCCTGACGCTGGAGGACGAAAACGGCAAGAAGCACATGGGGGTGAACCCCAACGAAGTGGAGGCCGGATTGGTCGACGAAGAGGATGAAGAGGACGAAAAGCCCGCGAAGAAATCATCCAAGAAAGCCGCCCCCAAGGATGAAGACGACGACGATGAGGATGACTCCGACGATGACGATGATGGGGATGAAGACGACGACGATGAGGATGACTCCGAC